TGTATTGGCGTGGTGGCTAAGTGGGGGGGGGTATTGGTTAGATTGCGTGGTGAGTGTTTGGTTGGCTGTGATGGGGTTAAATTTGTCAGATGGGGGGGGGCGATGGCGTGGGCTTGTTGTGATAGCTGTGCGGTTGGCGTGGCGGTTGAGTGATGGGTTTTGATGATTATTCGTGGGTGGTGGTTAAGGAGTTAGAATTTGGAGTGGGATATAAGCGGTTAAGGTGGGGTTGGTTGAGTGATGGGGTTAAATTTATGAGTGATGGGGCTATGCGTGGTGGTGGTTGTGATAGCTGTGTGGTTGAGTGTGTTGGTTGAGTAGTTGCGGGGCTTTAGGTAGGTCAATGGAGAATGGGTCGCATTCCAAATTTTCGCCACAAAACAACCATTTAAGGTTGTTTTGCTACTTTTAAAAAGCAAAATAGATCATAAGCTAAGCTAAGTAGCATATAATCACCATTTGGGCTTTTATAATTTTCTAGAAATTCTAAAAACTCTTTAAAATTTTCTTGGTTTGGTGTCATCTTTTATCCTTTATGCTATTTTGAAAATTTGCTTTAAAATCTCGGTGCTATAGGTGTTAATCCGTCCGTAACGTGGGTCGATGACCGCCCCCATAAACGCCCCTTGCTCTAAGCTAAGCTTTTTAGCCTTTTTGCCTAGGCTTGGTAGGTGGTAGCCCTTTTGATTGATATTATGAAGGTTCATAAAAGCGATTAAGGTCATATAATTGTCATTGTTTAAAAGGCGATTTATATTGTGCTTGACCTTTGAGCTATTTTGATTTCGCAGCTGAGCAAAGCCCAGCTTTGCGACAAGCCCCACCCTTTTGATCCCGCACTAAAGCCCCGCAAGCGGGGTACCCCATTTATGGGGACTTTAGTGTTTGCTACTTTAGCACGGACTTTGTTTGTGCGTTAAAAGTAGGTAAAAATAAAAGCGGTTTTTGGCTATTTTGCTGGGTCGCTTTAATGCGGTTTAGCTCGGCTTCCATTAGATTAAATGCTTTGATAAACTCTATTTTCCACTTATAAGCCTTAGCACCTGTAAAGCCCATAACCAAAAGCGAAAAGCCATCACGGGTAAGGTTGTAGCAAGGCAGTTTTCGACCAGTGCTATCGGTATATTCACTGAGCGGAAAATTGAGCTTAGTGAAATCATCGTCTAAAAGGTTATTTATAGTGCGTAAAATATTTCTGTGGTCTTTCTCAAATACTTTACTAAGTTCAAGAGAGTTTATAAAAACTCTCTCATTAACTACTTCAAAAGCTACATTTACATTATTTATAACGATAACTTCGTTCATTTTTTATCCTTTAAATTTTTAATTTCTTTTTCAAGGCGACTTAAACGCCACTCATTTACGCCAACCCACGCACCTAAAACTAAAATCAAGATAAAATCTAGGCTCATTTTTACTCCTTATATGATATAATCACAACACGGAAAAGATGAAGCCCCCTTTGGGGGTTTGTCTAGCTTGTTAAGAGCTTGATTATCGCCATTATATAAAAGGCGATTTGTAAGATTGTCGCGATCAACCTTAGCTTTTTCATCTTTTCCCCCTTTCGTTTAGATTTAAAAGATACATTTTTTTATATCTTTTATGCTGTAATTATACATTATTTTTTAATTAATGTCAAGCCTTTTATACATTTTTATTGTATTTTTTTAAAAAATAAGTATATTTTTATGAACTTTTATATATAATAATGAAAAAAATAAAGGATAAAGATGGATATACAAACATTTGAAACAAAGTTAAACGAGTTAAATTTAACAAAAAAAGAGTTCGCAAATATGGTCGGAGCTGTTTATAATGGTGTCGTGAACTGGAATACAAAAGGCGAAACGCCAAAGTGGGTTGATAGTTGGCTAGAAAACTACGAAAAAGGCAAAACCCTAGATGAGCTTTTAAGTATTATTAAAAAGTATGAAAAGTCTATTTAAAGGCTTTTAAATATTCATTTGGTATTTTTATCACTTCATTTTTTAAATAGATAGTATCTGGCAAAAGTGAGTTTAATAAATCTGTCTTTTTTATCTCAAAATTAGCATTGGCTGTTTGTATTAGCTCATTTGCATATTTTCTACGCTTTGGTGGAACAAGTAAAATAATTCGCTTTTTTGGGAAAAGCTCTTTTATCATCTTTATCGTTGAAACCAAATCCGTATCGGCGGTAATTAAAAAAGCCTTATCAAATTTGTCTAAAAAAGCATCCCTTAAAAGTGTAATGGCGATGTTTATATCACTTTGCTTCTCTTCATAGGTTTGGTAGTCAGTGTTGCAGTTTTTACAATGTGGGAATTTCTTTTTAAATTTGCCCATAATCGGTGTAACGCTCACGCTTTGTAAGGCTTTTGTATAGTTTAAATGGCGTGAAAATTTATCTTGATTATGTGTAAGATATGCTGAAAAGAAATAAACTTCATGTAATTCATCACTATTTCGCAAGAATTTCTCACAAAGTGAGCGTAAATCTAACCATTTTAGGCGTGGTTCGTTAAAAGGTAAAATAGAGTGATAAAGATTAAATCCATCTATATAAGCATTTGTTCGCATAAAGTCCAAGCCTCCCTTAAGAGGCTCGGTTAATAGCCGTAGCTATTAAGTTGAATGCAGGAATATTATCACAAATAAGCTTAAAAAATGTTTTATTCATAAATATCCTTTTTGAAAATTGAAGTTTTATTTTATCATTATTTTACCAAAAATACCTTTTAAATTAAGTAGATTAATCTATTTATATGCGTTTAGGGTTTTTGGTTTGGGTTTGGTGGCTAGGTTATCTATATCTTTAGTTTTATAGACAACTGATTTGCCTATACTGATTTTTATATAAAATTTATGAGTGGTGGCGTGATAAAAGCCAATTCATACCCACGAAGTATCTGAACTGTCATAATCCCATATATTATCAGCTTCACTCTCATCATCTTTAGCAAAGTATCTGCCACGGGTAAATTCTTTGATATAAGCTACTGCGTCTATAATATCATCATATTTGCTATCAGTTTGTGGGTCAAAGCTTAGGAGTTGGGCTTCTAGCTCACCAGCGTTTTGCAAACTTGCGTTTATAATCACTCTACCACTAGCAAAATCTGGGTGTAGCTGCGATATACGCACATTTTTGGCGTTGCTATGGTGTTTTAGCTTTTCTACTGGGATAGTTATGCCTGATCGTTTTTGGACTTGATCAATAGTGTAGAAGAAGTCATTTTGCGCCCCTGCTCTTTCAATACCAAATCTAACAGGGCGAAATTTCAAATAAACTTCTAAAGCTTTTAGCCCCTTTTCAAATGGCGTCCAATGTCCGCACTCAATATCGATAATATAGATATTATACTCATTTACCGCAAATGTTACAATAGCCGTTTTATCATGTCCATCATAGGTGGCTAGATCCATGGTAGTATAGATGGTGCATCTATTTAGCTCTAGCTCTGAGTTGTTTTCTAGCGTTAGGCTCTTGGCTGGGTAGGCTGTGATCTCTATCGTTTTAATACTATCGCTATCGCTGTAAGATATTGGAGTGGCACTAAGATCATAATTAACACGCTTAAAGTAGCGTAGATACTCACGCTTAAATAGCTGCTTTTCTGGGCTGATGGCTCTACACATATACTCTTGATAAAACTCATTTTCTAAGCCTAGCTGGGCTAATTCAGCCTTTTTAGCCTCTATAAGATCAATAGGGAAACGAGATGGCCAAGTCGATCTATTATTCTCTATAATTGGTATTCGCTTAGTTTGCCACCCTCTGGAGTTCTCTTCTTTATCCATGAGAATGGTATTTAATAGGCTATCTTCGTGGATTATCGTGCCTATTATTACAAGTTTGCCTTTTGTAGGGTGTAAGGTAGGGGCTAAATCAGCAAAGAACCACTCCTTTATCTTTTGTCTATTTTTGATATTTGCTATGGCGTATTGACCTACCTTGCTCTCTAGGTCATCAGCTATTATAAGGCTAGGTCTTCTGTGATGGTATATATATCCCCTAGGGTCTTGTCCTGCGCCCATAGCACAGATGAAACAAGCTCTCTCTAAGCTATTGCCATCTTTGTCTTTTAGTCCTGCGTTTATGATTATCTCACATCTATCACTAGCCCAAATCTCGCCCTTGCTTATAGCATAGCCTTTGCGATTAGCGCTAATTATCATATCTTTTATATCTCTTAAGAAGTTACAAGCCTTCTCTTTATCAGCTGATACTAGCATGGTAAAGGGCTCATAGTGAAAAAATAGCTGACATACTACAAAAATTTTATTAAGTAGAGTGGATTTACCAGCACCACGAAAGATCGCACACGCCTTTTTATTGCCATTGCTAAGGATAAAATCTAATATCTCTAGATGAAATTTGGGCGTAGGATTTTCAAAGATTTCAGGGCTAATATCCTTAGCAAATTTAAGATAGTTAAGTATCTCTTGATTCATATTTTAAGCCTTTTTATTTTAATATAGCTTAAAATTTTCTATAAAATGGGCAGGATAAAAGCCTATTTAATTGGTGTTTTATCATTTAAATTGGTGTGTTGTAAGTTATATAAACCGCCTTTAAATTTTATTTAAAAGCGGGTAAGTATTTTATGATTAGTGTTGTAACTTTGATTTAAATTTGTTGTGTGCGTAAATCGCCGCTACGGCTGAGATAACAACCATAACCGCTCCAAAAATTAAAAGCTCATTCATCGTTTTCTCCTTTTGCTTTTAATTCAGCGTAACCAGCTAAAAGCATAACCGCTATACCCTCAGCTATCGCCCAATAAGCTTTCGCTTCGCCACTGGCAAACTGTAAAGCAAAAGCACCATTGACAAAAATACCTAATCCAATATTTCGTATTGTGCTAAAAATTAGTCTTAACATTTTTGTATTTTAGCACAACACTTTAAACTTGACAAATTTAGCTTATTTTAGTCTATCTTATATAAGTAGATTAATCTACTTATATGCGTTTAGGGTTTTTGGTTTGGCTTTGGTGGCTAGGCTATCTATATCCGCAGTTTTATAGACGACTGATTTGCCTATATGATAGGCCTTGAGATAGTTGGTCTTATCCCAGTGCCATAGGGTTGAGCGGCTGACATTTAGAAGTTTTATGGCTTCTTTGATTGTTATATACTTACTCATTTAACTCCTTTTAGAGATCTAAATTTGTGTAGCTCTATAAGCTTATCACAATACCACCTAGCCTTTTGTAGGTCTTCTAGCTCATCATCCTTTTTACCGGAGCGGCTAAGGTATTTGATAGCATTGCCTTTACAAAAGCCTTTAAACTCTTCATAGCTTAGCCATGCGCCTAAGACCTTTATGGTCTCATATGGGGTGTCTCCGCCGTAGTGTGGTGGGTGGTTTATCTTATTCATAATTTTCTCCTATATCTTCTCTCTTGTAACTCTTCTGCCCAAAATAGCTCTTTAAGCTCTTCTAGGCTAGGGCGCCCATTTTTATGGGGTACCCCGCTTGCGGGGACTTTAGTGCGTTTCCAAAGTGCCAAACTTTGGTCGCAAAGACGGACTTCGTTCGTCTGCGAAGTTAAAATAGTTGGCTCAAATAGCTCTAATGGGTGATCAAATTTATAATCTTCATCAAATAGAGGCAAGGTGGCTTCATTTTCACAAATTCTCTCCCACATTATTCTCATCCTTTGTGTGTGTTTGCAAACTACTTTGGCTTTTTGCTTCCATATGGGTTTAAATTTATCTAGATTAAACCTATATAGAATTAAAGCGAGCTTTGTATTTGTGATAACTTTAGCATTCATAGTGATAGCTCTTTTAGTGCTAGTTTATACCTTTTGATTAGAATTTTATGTGCTTTTATCCTTTTACCCCTTTTATTGCTTTTAGGGAAATTTGTTTTTATATACTCTATAGCCTGTCTGTTTAGGTGTATGGCGTGGATTAAGCTTAATTCTGTGTCTATAAAAGCCATGGTTTATCCTTAAAATGGGATAGAGTCATCTGCTACGCCGCTATGAAGTTCTTTTGGCGTAGTTTTTGGCTGTGGCATTTCTAGATCTGGCGTGGTCGTGGCTTGCTCTTTTTGTTTTTTAGCTGGCTCCCAAATTATATTCCATAAAATCGCTGGGTTATCATCAGCATATGGCTTAAAGCAGATAATCTCTATCCTACCACCACTAAAAATCGGGCTATCTATATAGCCACTCATATACTCATTGCCACTTTGGCTAGTGCGTAGCCAAAGTGAGCCAATAATTATATTATTAGCTAGATTGGATTTAAGGCGCGGTAGCTTAATATAATATGTTGGCGAGTTTGGGTTATCGCTATTTGACTCTGTTATAGTAAATTCTAACATATTTGCTATGCCTAAAACTTGCATTGATCCGCTTAGATATGTGATGGTCTCACTATCTTTGGTAAATGATTTTTGTGTTATGTAGCCTATTTTCATCTTTTCTCCTTTTATCTACTTACTCTTGTGATTAGTTTGCCACCACGGCGAGTGTATATGGCGTCAAGCATAACTATGTAAAATTTGGTTGAGTATTTTATGCCATCAGCACCTAAGATATATGGTTTGGTAGTAAATACCATAGCGTTGCTTATATCTTTTGGGATTAGTAGGGATTTTAAAATTTTAGATATTTTCATCTTTTCTCCTTTTATTCAGTTTCTATATCTAGTGAAATTTGGTTTAATCTCTCGAAAACTTCTACACTTGATACCGCTTCAGTAGCGATATGGGCTAGGCGGTCATTCATCCTATCATCTCTATCAGCTATGATCTTAAATAGGGCTTCAAAGCGTTTAAACTCATCTTTGCTTAGTGAGCCATTTTGCCGTTTGTGATATAGCTCTGTTAGCTCTATTTCAGCTATGCTGTAGGCTGTGCCTAGTAGGGCTGTGTTTCGCTCTAGATCTACCTTGGTGTTTTCTACTGCCGCACCTAATGCTGTGTGCTTGATAGTTTTGTTTAGGCTTTCGTTGTTTATCATTGCTAGATTGATTTTATGCTCTAGGAGTTTTGCCCAGCCAAATTTCTGCTTCCAGCGATTGATCCTAGAGTTACTAGCGCTTATGCCGTGCTGGGCTAAACTTTCAGCCAATTTACGCTCTGTTATGGGGGTGAAGTCGTTTTCTAAGGTAGCTGAAGTTATCCAAAGCTCATAAGCCTTCTTTTGCTCTTCGTTCATGATAGGGGCTGGGGGTAACTCATCGCTTTTAAGAGTTTTAAGCTCTTCATCTGTGTTTAGAATTTCATCTTGCTTATTTTTTTGGCTTACGCCTATTAGATTACCATCTTCATCATAGAAGGTAACTACATCATTTATCTGTTTCATAAATATCCTTTTTATAGCTGAATTTGCTTTGTTACACTTGTTACACTTTAAGCTTAAAAAGTGTAACATTGGGCTAAGTGCCTTTTTATGGCTGTTTGGTGGCTTAAGTTTTGTTAGGCTTGTTACACTTATTTTCAAAAAGTGTAACATAGAGCAAATATAGGTAAAATAAGCATTTAAAGGCTTAAGAAAACTACTTGTTACACTTTTTTCCTATAATTGCTCTAGAAAAAATTTTAAGTAAGAGAAAAAATATTTCTATAGCTATATAGAAAAAAAGTGTAACTCTGTAACACGGCTCACGAAATGCCCTTAAATATGGGCTTTGAGCCTGTTACACTTTTTTTCTTAAAGTGTAACAAAGTGTAACAAGTGTAACATTGCGATTTTATGGGGGTGGGATTATCAAAATTAGATAATCCTAGCAAAAAACCGCCATTAACCTTAAAATATTTGTAACAATAGTAATTTAAATATCGCAATAGATAAGTTTTGCTTATACTATTCTTAAGACTTTTTTAAGGATTTAAAAAGCCTTAAGAATAGTGAGTCATAGACTCACTACAAAAGACTACAAGGCTCAGACATATTCTCTATATCTAAACTCATATTATTTATAGTAACGCTAGTGATATCAAAATCAATATTTATCTCAATACCAGCAAAGCCACGCTCAACAGAGGCTAGACCGATTTTAGGAATTGAGCTTCTTCTTGATATAACTTGAAAATCTATATTTGACATTGCGAGTTCATCTTTTAGAACTTGAATGAATTTGGTCTGGCTCATCGGCCTGTTGCCACGCTCTTTAGCAAATTCGCAATATAGTAGATATAGATATTTATTTGGCGTGAATCTCTCTTTATTGGGCTTTATAGCATCACGGATAAAGACTCTAGTAGGATTAACCTCGTCTTTATACTCATCAAGGGCATCACGCATCTTTTGCCCTTTAGTAAATTTGCCTTGAGTAACTAGGCGATTTAGTCCCTCAAGTGCTAGAGCAAAGATACCATCAAGCTCATCGCTAAAGCGCTCACTAAGCCCCCTAATCTTCTCATCATCTTTAATCTCTTTATCAAAGCCGATTAGGAGCATACGGCGAAATACTGCGTTATCTATATTGCTCTTTGGTTTGTCATTACCAGCAAAGGCAAATTTGGGTTTGTCCTCCGGCTTTAGGCTGTAGGGCTGCTGGTTTTTAGGGTTGATTTGTATCTGATCTCTTGGAGAGACTAGGGCTTTTAGGTTGCTAAACTGCCCTTTATCAACGCCTAATTTATCAATCTCACTACCGATATTTAGCATCTTATTAGCTAGGCCGTGAAGCTCGTGGCCTTCAAGTTGCTGAAGCTGGAGATTTGATACATTATCCTCGCCAAAAAAGCTTCTTAAAACATCTAGTATAACGCTCTTGCCATTGCTACCACTCTTGCCATATAAGAATAAAAATGATTCATAATCATGGCTAGGTAAAAAGCAGTAGCCTATAAACTCCATTAGAGTAAGCCTGTCTTCATCATTCATGACTTGGCTTAGGAATTTTTCCCATTTTGGACACTGGGCTAGCGGGTTATAGTCAAAATCTAACATATTTGTAGCGTATAGCTTTTTGTTGTGATGCTGGCTAAAGACTATCTTGCCACTTTTGCTAATGATTATAGAGCCGTTTCTAAGGTTTATAACCCTTTTGTTGATAAGGTGTGGCTCCTTTCTTTTGGCATCGATTAGCACGCCTTGGCCACGGATATTGTCTATTAGCTCTGTGGCGGTGCGATCTGTAATCTTCTTTTTATCTACGCCACTAGCGCCCATCCAGTGATGAAGTAGAAACTTATAAATCTCTCTATCATCTACAAAAGAGTAGAAGTTGCCATTCCAAAAGTATATCTGACCCTTATACTCGGCTATATCATAGCCTAGCTTGCGAACACTTTTTATAAAGCTTTCGCACATATCAGCTAGATGAGTTTGATGGTAGTTGGTTCGTAAAATCTTTTGAAAATCACAAATTTTATCAACTACCTTAGCCCACTGCTCTAAGTCTTTGTCAGCTTGTGGGGTTATAAATAGCCTATTTTCTAGCATTGCGGATTTGACTTCGGCGGTGATATCTTTTAGCTCTTTGCTTTTAAATAGCTTAATGAAATAATCTATTTGATTATCATCTAGTTCGCCTTTAACGGGAATAATGTTTAGATAGTTGCCATCTTTATCAGTTTGCATTATCTCTTTACATATATCACTAAACGATACCTTCTTAAACGGCTCTTTAAACTCTTTTAGGTCGCACTCATAAAGCTGGCTTATCTCATCTATTAGGTCATTTGTGAGCTTAAATGAGCTATATATGAGCTTATCTATTATTCTTTCAGAGCTTGTGAATTTGGCTTGATTGGCTCCTAGATAGTCGCTTATATCATACTTAGCTGGTGCTGCAGGGCAGAGCTTATAAAATAGTGTGATATATACAGCTTTTGCTACGGCTTCAATCTCTTTGTATCTAGCTATGGCGCTTGTATATCCAGCCTTATCATTGTCAAACCAGATATAGACGATTTTATCTCTTAATAGCTCTTTGTGTTTTTGCCATGAGTTATTTACTCCACCGAGAGTCAAAGCGCATACGCCTAAGCTACATAGATTTATAGCGTCCTTTTCTCCCTCGCAGATAACTACTATATCGCTATCAAACTCATTATAAAAATCAATAGGGAATGGATAGGCACTGGCTCCACTAGCTCCTATCCATTTGCCTGGCATTAGCTCATTTGAGTAGCACCTGGCCTCACTATCCCATTTGAATTTGGTTCTGTGTTTGATATTTATAACTTCGCCTTGCTCATTGGATATTATTATCGCTACGCTATCGTTTTGTGGGTCAAAGCCTATATATCTATCAAAGAGATAATCAAAATAATCAGTCTTAGCAATGAATATATCAAAAGGTTCAGCTAGGGCGGTAAGGCTTTTGGCTTGTTGTAAGAAATTTGGAGCTACTTTGCTTAGTTTGGCTCTCACCATTTGGGCTTTTTGCTCGGCTTCTTGCTCTAGCTTTATTCTCTTTTCTTCTTGCTCTTTTTGGAGTTGTATAAAAGCTTCTTGTTTAGCTTTTAACTCTTCATCGCTTAGGCTCTCATCAAAATCAAATCCTATGAAATTTAGAGCGACTTTAGCCGCTTTGGCTGGAGAGAGCTTCTCATATAACTCTATGAATTTACCAGCGTCCCCACCAGTGCCACAGGCAAAGCAGTTGAAGAACGCAGAGCCGTTTTTAAAGCTTATGCTACCGCTTGGGGTTTTATCCTCGCCATGGAATGGGCAGTGGTATTTAAAATCTTTAAAGATTATGCCACGAGATGACATAAGCTCTCTTAGCTGCTCTTTGGAGTAGCTCCTTAGTAGTTCAAAGATATTATCTTGCATTATAAATCCTTCACATCAAATAAACTAGCGCTATCTATGTAGGTTTGCAGCGCAACTATTAGCTTTGTTGCCGTGTATTGATTTTTAAACTTAAATCTACGAAAAAGCGAATAGATGGTATGTTCGCTTTTGCCTAGATTAAGAGCGACCGCTCTAGCTAAGGCTCTCTCATTACCTGCGACGGCTAGTGCTTTGTAGTAGTAGTAAGTGGTCTTCTCATAAAGAGGATTACTAAAATCTAAAAGCACTAAGCCACCCTCAGTAAATCTATCACTTCTGCCAAGTCGTTTGTCTGAGCTTTTAAGCTTTTGGAGGCTTAGCTTTGAGATGCCGTGGTAAATAGCTGCTTCATCTAAAGAAACAAAGGCACTCAAGAAAACCTCCAAACGGGGCAATCAAGCTAGAAATCAATAGAAACTACAAGGATATACGTCAATGCCAGCTGGATTTAAAAACTGCTTGATTGCGATGTTAAATAACTTAAGTGATACCAGCAAATCACTTTAAGAAGCCGCCTGCAAGATTTGAAGGATTGGCGACTTTTTAAAGTGATTTATCATATAAATATCTTTTTTTATGTCGCTATAATATCATATATTTATGATATTTGTCAAGATATTTATATGATATTTTTTTAAAAAAAAGATAATAAAGCAGTTAAAAATAGTTATAATAAGTCTTTTTTATCATATAAAATAATTATTTATATAATTAAATTTTTAAGTCAAAATGTGTATAATAGAGAAATGACAATGGAGAAACAGATGAATAATAAAGAAATTTTTCAAGAGATGAAAAGCTTTTTTAAAGTAAATAGTCTTGAAGATGTAGCGGAGAGATTAGGATATAGTAGAAATTCTGCAAGAAATTGGAGAGCTGGTCAATTGTCTCAAAAAGCAATAGCCAAATTCGAAAAAGCCAAGGCTGATAAAAAGAAGGATGATGAGGCCTTTGATGAGCTGTTTTTTGGTGGGGGGATAGGGGGGATATTAGTGCGGTATGATAGAGAGGATAATACTCAGCATAACTACACTCTAAGCCCTGAGCTAGTAGATTTCATACTTCTTTATATAGATTATGGCAATAAAGCCTTACTAGAAAAATTCACTCAAGATTTAAAACAGATACAAAACCTAATCAAATAATAAAATCCACGCATTTAAAATCACGAATTCACACTTTTATAATATAGCTTTATATTTAAAGGCTAAATTATGAAAAAGACAAAAAATAGACTATTTTTAATCGATGATGCATTCTCTAAACTTGAAAATCAAAAAGATAGATTCTTAGCTTGTGAAAGAGTTTATAATGCTACATATGATGATGCTCATCGCAGACGCTTAGCACCTCAGAGGTCAAATATAGTAGAGCGATCTAGAATATATGTGCCACTGGCTAAGACAAGTATAGATATACTACATAGTATATTTAAATCTAGCTTTTTAGGCTCGGGGTGTCCTATAGAGATAACAAGAATAGGCTATAATGATGATCACGATAGAGCATTAAGGGACGCACTCACGGCAGCAGTAAAAGCTAAATGGAGAGAGAATAAGCACTTTATCGGCATTAGTAGGGCGGTGCTATCGGCTCTGTATCTACCGCTTGGGGTGGTGAGTGTGTACTGGGGTGATGGGGATATACAGACTAAGTTTATCCCGATAAACACAATCGCCTTTGACCCATATGCTAGTGATATAAATGATGTGGAGTATATATGCTATAAATTTGCTAAAAGTCGCAATGATGTCAAGGCGAAGTTTAAAAGCGGATTTTACAAAAGTGATGATGAGTACGCCGTGCTAAAGGCTGGTAGGCGGATACTGATAAAAGAGATATATGAGAAAAACTGGGAGAGAGGTGGCTGGGATCTCACAAGCTATGCTAATGATATAGAGGTTAGGAAGGCGTGGTTTAATCAGTTGCCCTTTTGCTATGGATATTGCTTTGAGAATATGCCAAGTGTGGGTAGAGATGACCTATTAAATGATGATTATATAGGGGTGTATGGCTCGTGTCTGCCTGAGCGGGTAAAGGAGCTACAACAAGAGTATAATATCAAGCGTAATCAAAAGATAGATTTGATAGAAAATGCTATAGACCCGCAATTTGCTATAAACTCTGAGGGTGGGATAGTAAATGCTAATGACTTACTAAGCCGTAAAAAGGTGATACGGTGTAATCTAAGTGGCGATGGGGATATAAGCAAAGTTGTAGCGCCACTTCTGCCAACTGGGTCAGTATATGATGTAACTACAGAGATAGAGATGATAAAAAGTGAGTATGAGATAGCAAGTGGAGTAAATAGCATAATGACTGGAGTAACAAGCGCTAGTGATAGAAGAAGTAATACAAGCCTACAGACTATAAATGCTGCAAGTGGGGTGAGAGTGGAAAGTATGTTTCAATCCTTAGCCGCTACTATGCTACATGAGTATGCTAAAAAGTATGTAAAATTGCTATATAAAAATCTAGATGATGAGTATCTAATCAAGATAACTGAAAATCCGGATATTATAAATATCATTGGTAGCAAAGAAGAGAGAGCAAGTAGCGATATAGACTTTGATATAAATGTGAATTTCGGCACTACTATAAGTAGCGATGTAGTAGTAAGTAAGATAAATACACTGCTAGGCACTCTAGCGCAACTTGGGCTAAATAATCCAAATTTGATAATGCCACTGATAAAAGAGATGAGCGTGGCGTTACTCGGTGAGAATGCTCCAGTATATCTAATAGATGAAGCGTTTAAAGAGCTACAAGCACAGCAAGAGCTAGCCATGGCTACACAGGCTATGAACTCACAGGCTATGGCTAATGATATGGGGTCGCAAAGTGATGCGGATAAAGAGGCGTTAATCGCTGGAATAATCTAATAAAAGGAGAGAAAATGGCAGGAAATATTTTAGGTGGGTTGATTGATTTTGGTAAAAATATATTTAAGGATTTTAAGGCCACGGATTTTTTAAGCGCTGGTGGTCAAGTCTTAGGTGGGATAGGGCAGTATAAGGCGGCTAAGTCTCAAGGTAAGATGGCGCAAGATATATTTAACTATAATAAAGCCTTAATGGAAGAGGAGCGGGCAAGGCGTAAAAAAGCTGATGATGCTCTAGCAGCTGGGTTTAGGGCTAGTGATTATGCTAAGGAGATTTGATATAGGGGTACCCTATTTTATGTTCTTTTAGCGGGGCAACAAGTCGCCCCTAAAGAACCAAATACTAAAGCCCCGCAAGCGGGGTACCCCATTTATGGGGACTTTAGTGTTTGCTACTTTAGGCGTGGCTTTGCTACGCCGCTAAAAGTAGGTAAAAATAAAAGTGGGACTTCAGGTGGGTCAAGGGAGTGTAACTCCTTGCCCGCAAACGGCGACTTGTTGCCGTGCGAAGTTAAAATGGGGTACCCCACGAAGTGGGGCTTTAGTGTTTGCTACTTTAGCACGGACTTGTTCGTGCGTTAAAAGTAGGTAAAAATAAATAGGAGTAAAAATGGGATACTATGATAGAATGCTTAGAACTATTGGGGCGCCTAGCACAAATGGCGGAGTAGGCACAGGGCTAGGACTAGCAGCAATTGGTCAAGCACTAAGTAATATAAGCAAGATTAGCGATGATAGGGCTAAGGCGATAGCGCAAGAAGATAGGGCTAACTGGGAGAGAGCTTATAAAGATAATGAGATGGCTATGGCGATAGAGCAAAATATACAAAATAGCGCTCAGCGAAAATTTGATAATGATATGGCGGTAAAAAAGCTAAATTTGGATGAGAAAAAGACAAAGGCGGAAATAGATAGTATAAATACTAAGGCAGCAATAGCAAGAGATGCGCATAATCTAGCAAGGCTAGATAACTATACATTGACTAGACTGCTACAAGACTTTATACAAAATGGTAATGTAAATAGTGGGTTATTTGCTCATTATAAGTTTGGTGTGCCGATTTTTGGTAGTATAAACAACATACCAGCAACTAAGCCAGTAAATAAAGATGATATAGCAAATATAAAGATTGATTGATGGCTAAAATTTAGAAAAAATAGTGGTAAATTATCTGCTTTAAAGGAGTATTTATGGCAGAGATTTACACGGTTAGAAGTATCTTAGGCGATGAGAGCTTACAAAATTTAATTAATCAAGGCAAAAGTCAAGATGAGATAATAAGCATAGCTAAAGCTTATAAAGATGAAGCTATAAAAAGTGGGGATAAAGATGCTCTAAATAGAATGAATTTGGTGAATGGGAAGCAAGGAAAGGCGGACTTTTTCACTAGGCTGGGCGATAAGATGGACGCTAATGGATATGAGACCATGGGGAGTATCGCTCGTGGTATAGATATATTAGCTAGTAAGGCAGCTGCGCCTATAGCTGGGCTTATGGGTGATAGTGATAAAGAGGCTCAAATTTTAGCTGATATGAAGCTAACACAATCAATTAATGAAGCTAAGAATTTAGATAAGATAGCAACTACCCCACGCACTCAAAGAGAGTATCAAATAGATAGCAATAACTTGCTAGCTAATGCGATAGGCTCATATACTAAAGATTCAAAAACTTACGCTAGAAATCTAATAGAGCAGGCTGAAAATAGTGGCTATAGCGCTATGGATAGATTTAATATCGGTATGGCTACAACTGCAAATACTATTAAATATCTGATAAAATCATCTTTTTACGGCGAAGATAGCAAGGAAGCTAACGATATAAAGGACGCTCAAAAGATACTGCAGGCTAGTCGTGATGCGTATGAAGCTAATAATCCTGATAAGTGGAATGTGGCTAACTTCGCTGGAGAGATGGTAACTGACCCACTAAATGCTGTGGGACTAGCTAAGGGATTTAAGGTAGCTAATACTGCTTTTAAAAAGGGGGCAAATGTAGCATTTGATTTAGCTCAGCTAGGAGCCATTGGTGGTATGGCTGGGGCTATAATGGAGTATGGAAGCTATAAAGAAAAAGATGAACAAAATGTAGCTGGTGCGGCGATGATAGGGGCTACCTCTGGGGTGGCTCTTGGGGCTGGATTTATGGCGCTGGGGGCTGTGCTTAATAAGATAGCTAGTAGATTTGGTCAAAAATCCACACTAGAGCAAAACGCACAGATGGCTAAAGATGAGACAACTAAAGAGCTAGAAAAAGGCACCCCGCAAGAGATAGATAAGAGACTACAAAAGATAAGTGATGATATAGAAGAGGCTTTTAGCGCTGATGAGAACGCAGAGAATATAGCTAGGCTTTTAGGGCAAGAGTATGATGATAATATAAATAAGGCGATAAAAGAGAGCCAAGAGGTATCAACTGCGATAGATGATAGTGTGGCTAAATTTGCTAATGATAATCCAAATTCTAGCGCATCGGATATAGAGATATATATAAATAAAACTTACGCACCAAGCCAGAGCGAAAAAGAGCTAACACGCATAATAAATGATGATAAACCAGTAACGCCACGAATGGCTGGGTATAGAGTGCTAGGGGTGCTACAAAAGACTATGGAGTATAAAACACGCTTTGATCGTGATACAGTGGTAAAGAGATTTAAAAATCATGGCTTTAGTGATGAGTTAGCTAATGTATTTGCTGATGCTTACACGGCTGATGATATAAGCGTAGCTAGAAGATATCTAGATAGCAAGGTGGCTAGCAATAGGCAAAAGAGCGTAGAAGATGGGCGTAATGAGTGGCTTGAGAACACTACAAAGAGCGATAAAACTAAAACTCCAAAAAATCAAGATGAAATTTTAGAAGAGATAAGTAGCAATCAAACGCAATTTAAATTAATCGATGATAGCGATATGACCCCTGAATTAAAAAGCAGATTAGAAAATGATGGATATACCCTAGAGCGTGAGCCTGAAAGTGGAGTGTGGGAAGTAAGCAAGGCTATGCCAAATCAAGAGATAAAAGAGACCTTGGCTAAGCCAAAAGAGTTATATGGTAAATTTAGAAACAATGTTAAAAATATATTAAATAAGCTTATTGGCATTGATATAACCAATAAAAATGATGGCAGAATCGCCCAAGTATCTAAAACAAATATATCAAAAATGATAAGTGATAAAGCAATACAAAAGAGCTTAAATAATGGATTTAGTGCTAAAGAGCATTTTGAGGCGGTGGAGAGTGTCGAAGAATTGTATAAAAATGCTATATATAAAAGTAGCTCTGATGATATAAAAAATGGAGATAAAGCATTAAAAATACATAGATATGAAGCTGATTTCAAAGATAATGCTAAAGTGCTAATAACACTTAAAGAGAGTATAGATAAAAATCAAAATAGAATATATACTTTAGAAGTTGATGCGGTAGAATCTAAGTTAAGCACTAAGGCCCCCGAGAATAAACATAGTGCCTTAAATTCTGATGTAAAAGATTTTGATTCCAGCGTGGGCTCTGAAGCGTCTTTTATCACCACCGCCGATAGCGCTAACGATAAAACTATATCAAACAAAGACTTAAAAAGCACTGAGTTTGCTGAACTCACTTTTCAAGATAAAAAAGGTAAAGATCATATAATCACAAAAGAGATACAAAAAGAGTGGATAGATACTTTTGGATTAAAAAATTTAGATGATACATATATCCCTAAATTTAATAATGAGATTAAAAAAGCTTTAGGTAATAAAGAATTAAAATTACAAAAGGGAAGCTTATTAAAATTAGTATCTCAAGGTAGGCAAAAATTTATCCCAGAGATAAAAAGAGTATTAGATGATCCTGAGATAATTATTACAGATAAAAATGGCGAGATTATTTTAGCTAAACATTTAAAAGAGAAAGATTATTTTGTTAATGTAAGCTTTGATAATGGAGAATATCTAATAAGCATATCAAACGGAATAAAAGAGATTAATAACTTAAATAATAAAATTAAGCAAGGTGGAAGGATATTATATCAATCTCCAAACGCCAATTCTATCTCGCAAACGCTTTTACAGACTTCGCAATATTCAGCCAACAAGATTGATGTCGCCCCTGTTTCTACGCCCAAAAACGACTTAGACCGAACTCTAAGCAACAGATACGATAGTTCAAATTCTACCCCAAAAGAGATAAAAAGTCAAGAGCCAAATTTAAGTCGTGCTGAGCGAAGGGCGATGGGGATAGAAGAGCCAAAGGGTAAAACACTAGCCCAGTATCGTAAAGATATCGAAGCCAAATATAACATAACCCCAATAAAAGAATTTGGCACTAATTACGCTGAATTCTACCACGATGGAGAGAACGCTATCAAAAAGCTTTTAACCGAAAGACAAGGTCAAGTGGCTGGAGCGTTTTATGATGAGCGTTTTGGCGATGTTGGTATTGTTTGGGGTGTAGAAGGAACGGGTAAAAGTGATGGTTGGGGTATAGCTAAAATCGCTAAATATCATCCAGAAGCACTTGAAAAAATGGAAGAAATGCTGAAAATGCCTATAATAGCACAAAGCGAAAATAGAATAAAACTAAGCGATGGCAAATATTTTATGTCTATCCGCAAAGATTTTAATGGTGAAAAACAAAACTGGATTTTAACTGCTTTTGAGAAAGAAGAAAGCAAGAGTGTTAGCGGACGCAGGACGAACTTGTCAGCTACGCAAAGCGCAAGTGAAAAGACTACTTCACAAAACACTCATACCATGAATTCTACCCCAAAAGAGATAAAAAGTCAAGAGCCAAATTTAAGCAGAGCTGAGCGAAGGGCGATGGGGATAGAAGAGCCAAAGGGTAAAACTCTAGTGATAGATGAAAAGGCGGTTAAAAGCGATGTAAGGGAGTTTGGAAGGTTGGCTGATCAAGTGGGGCTAGGATTTAAGAGTGCTAAAGAGGCTAAGGCTGTGATGGATAAGTGTGATAAGAGTAAATTTGATTGTGGGAGCTAGTGCCTATTTTTAAGAAAAAAAAATAATATTATTAATCTGTGAAATCAAAATGGGGAACCCCACGAAGTGGGGCTTTAGGGGTTTTGAAAGGGCGTAGCCCTTCATCGCAAAGACGGACTTCGTTCGTCTGCGAAGTTAAATAGTTTTTTTAAGTGGGAAGGGGAGCGCTTTTTTGGCAGACGCTACCCCTTCCCCCTTAACAACCCCTAACCCCCTGTAAAAGCCTTTCAAGGTGCTGTGCTTCGCACAGATTTAACTAATTTTACTAAAAAGGTTGGGGCGGATAATAGGGGTACCCCACGAAGTGGGGCTTTAGTGCGGGGTCAAAAGGGTGGGGCTTGTCGCAAAGTGGGGGCTTTGCTCCGTCTTGCGAAGTAAAAAATAAGGAGACAATATGACAAAAGATAGTTATGAGCTTTTAGGGTTTATCATTAGTAAAGCAACTAATGGTTTGATGGTGTATAGTAGCGTTGATGGCGATAAAGGTCAGATAGATATGGGTGAGATAGGCGATGCTGTAGTAAAGCTTAAAAACAAAAGAGAGTATAAGGTATTTTCTAAAGAGCAGTGGCTAGCAATGCCAAAAAGCGCTAAAGAGGCTACTAAAACAGCAAACAAAAAAGAGCCAGTATTAAACGAATTTGGGGAGCAAAACAGTGATTTAAAAGGAGAAAACGATGAGTCAGCAAACAGCTTGGTATGATGAGCCACTAGATAATGAGTTAAATTCAAATGATGAGAAATCACCAAATACAGAACAAAGCGGTAATGAGCCGCAAAAAGAGATGGCAAAAGAGCCTGATCAAGATAGACCAAAACAGAGCGATACTCAAAAGCTTGAGCTTAGCAGTGAAGACCGCAGATTACTAGATGAGGCAGCGGCTAGGGAGAGATTTTCAAATGAGATTGCTATGGCTGAAAAGAGTGTGCCTGGGTTTGATCGTGGCAAAGTCCTTCATAAGCTAGAAGAGATAAACAAAAAAGACCCAGACGCAGCAGCTAGATTATTTAGCTCTCAAGGGCTAGAGCTTATATGGTATAAATATTTTGCTCATCAAGCAAATAGTGATAATGTGATGGATAGCCATAGAGCTAGAATGGAAAATTTCAACCCTAATGAAGCTATAGAAAAGATAAATAAAGGCGAGGCAAGCTCTGCTGATATGGTGGATTTTTACTCTCATCTTGGTGAGATTTGTAAATAGGAGTTTAACATCTGTATAGATACTTGAGTGATTAGCGGGACGCAAACAGAGTTACCAAACTGCTTATAGGCTTGCGGGTCGCTAACTACTATTTTAAAGTCATCGCTAAAGCCTTGCAAACGACACGCCTCACGGGGTGTGAGTTTGCGTGGGTTTTTGCCTGGATTGTCTATTAAAATTTCACTACCATCTTTATAATATCTTGCTGAAATTGTATTTGTGTAGGGTGAGTTTGCATTAAATAGTGAGTAGCCAAAACCTTTACCAAGGGATTTATTGCGCTCTTTTCTAAGCTGATGTCCTGCCCATAGCTTATCTGAAATAGTGTATTTATCATCACAATTTGGCTCTAAAATGTCGCCTACTTTTGTAATAATATTTAGTGGGGCTGGAAAGTTAAATTCTACATCTGTATTAAACCCAACAATGATTAATCTCTCTCTATTTTGTGGGACGCCAAAATCTTTAGCATTTAAGACTTTATAATGCGTATAGTATCCTAAATCTTTAAGGTGGTTTAGCATTGTTTGAAATGTTTGCCCTTTATCGTGTGTGGCAAGGCGTTTGACATTTTCAAGTAAAAAGGCTTTTGGCCGTTTGGCTTTTAAAATTCTTTCAATCTCAAAAAACATATTACCCCTATCATCGTTAAAGCCTAGTCCTAGTCCGGCTTGAGAGAATGGCTGACAAGGAAAACCAGCTAGTAAAATATCAAAGTCAGGGATATCAGCAGTATTAATTTTGGTTATATCTCCGCTAGGGGTGTGGTTATAGTTCGCTTCATAGGTTTTAATAGCAAATTTGTCTATTTCGCTAGCAAATACACATACGCTATCTTTAAAAGCATTTTGAAAACCTAATCTAATACCGCCAATGCCAGCAAATAAATCTATAAATTTAACCATTGTTTTTATTCCAATAATCTAAAACTTGTGTTATCTCATTACTAAAATAATTCTCAAATGATATTACATTACGAAAATTGGCTAGATTTTCTTTGGTTGATTTTAGCACGACAAGTATTATGTTGTGTTCTTTTATCTGTGTTGCTTTGCTTATACTTATATCTGTATCGCATGTAAGTAGATATATATTTGGTAAGTTTGAGCGATCAATCTCTTCTACTACCTCTTGCCAACGCTCTCTAAGTGTGGTTTTCATAGAACCTACAATTGTTTTAGTTCTACTATCTTTAAAAGCTTCTACGCTTGGCAAGATACTATCTACTACTTTACCTAAGCCTAAATTTGAAAATGCTTTTTTACCTATCTTGGCTTGAGAATTATATGGATATTCAAAATGTTCATATAAATAGTATATTATAGATTCAAATATCTTACCGGCTCTGCTTCTGCGTGATTGTGTATTGCTAAGACAAAGCTCATAAATATAAGGGCTAATCTCTCCAGCATATTTGCCAAAATAGTTAGAAAAGTAGCGCTTAAAACTCTCATAATCTGTTGGTAAGTGTTCAAAAAAATCTCTTGAAATTTCAGATAAAATATCATCTGCGATGCTAAAATTATTTGCTATATCTCGTAGGATAACTGCGTTAAACTCATTTTCATATATTAAAAACTCATTATAGCTTAACTCTCTAAGATTGATTATAGTTTGGCTAATAGATGTAAGATTTATGTTGTTGGTGTCATATTTTGATAATACCTTTTTTAATATATCTTTTGGTTTGGGGATAATCTTTTTTCTATTATTTTTAATGAAATTTTTGAATTGTTCTTTTTGAGATTCATTTAGCCTTATTAGATTTTCCATAGTTTTCTCCTAAAGATTTGATTATATCACAGTAGTTTAAATTTAGATGGGCTGGGGTGTTTAAAACAAAATCAATACCCATTTTTACGAAATTATTTTTTTAAAATCTTTGAATTACAAAAGAGGTTTATTAGGTGAGCTGTAGTTCTTGCGGCTTTTTTTGGAAATTTTACAAAAAGGAGATTATGTGATTAAAGCAGGTTTGATAGATAGTAGTGAGGCGTTTGGTAAAATCGCTGATTATGAATCTAGAATTTTAAAAGTTGGTAGAAATGAGACACCATTTCTAAGCTCAATTAGCTCTATGGCACCAAGCAATAGAGATGGAAGCGTAGCAGCTGGGCATATGTGGTTTTATGATCAGTTGCCTGATGGGTTAGGTCATGATGATCCTAGCACGGCTAGTGATGAGGGTGGTGCTATGAGTAGTGTGAGTCATTACACTGGTAAAAGGCTAGAAAATCACTACCAAATTCTAAAACAAGCATTTGGGGTAACTGGGTCTGAAGCTGAAGCGATGAGGGTTAATGGGCAAAAGGTGATAGCTGCTCAAAGAGAGCAAGCCTTAATCCAGTTTAAAAAGACTTTAGAGAAAATTTTATTAAGTGAGCAAACGGCAGTAGCTAGAGTAAATACAGCTGGGGCTAAGGTTGCTGGGAAGTGTGGTGGGCTAAAGAGCTTTGCTACAGCGGCTAATAAAATTGATGGTGGTAATGCTGATCTGACTTGGGATACTATTAGAGAGCTTTTAAAAATAGGGTATTTAAATGGTTCGCCATATAAAATCTTAATGATGAATGATAAGCAAAAAGATAAGCTAGATGATATTATCTTTTCTAAAGCTCATGTAAGTGGCTTAAATACTTCACGCATTGATAACAATGTAACTCATATCGGTAACACAGCTTATGGCACAAATATCCAAGTAATGCTAAGTCCATATCTAAAAGATGATGAGATCATAGCATTAAAACCTGATGATATAGTCAAGGTCAATTGGCGTCCAATGGCAGAGAAAAAAAGAGAGACCACTGATGATGCTGAGCTATATGAGATTATAAATGAATTTACTCTAAGGGTTTGTACTCCATATGCTTTTGCGTGGTTACATAATCTAAAGGTTTGAGATGACAAAGGCGGAGTTTATCAAAAGGGCGGAATTTGCCTTAAAGGGTGATCATCCGCCGCCTGCAAGTAGTGATTTAATAGATAGTCTGATATATAGGGCGGCTGCTACAATCAGTGATGAGATAGAGCCACTGGAGTTAGTGGAGTGCGATAAGAGATTTTTTGAAGTGTATCGTCATATTGATGAGTATTATTTTATACGCAAATTTGAGATTTATGATGATAGCTTTGGCTATGATGATGAGAATTTAAACTCAGCTTTATTATATCTATTTTGTTTTAGCGTTAGTGCGGTAGCGCAAAATCAAAACTATTTTATATCTTTAGCTAGAAAAGCGATGATGGCGTATCAAGCTACTATTTATGATGGGTATGAGGTTAATGATCTACAAAAAGCTTTAAATAGATGGGGATATGCTAAGCCATATGTGGTAACAAAGGCTTTAAATACTTATTATGCGTGGGATGAAGCGTTTTTGAGTGAGCTGGATTTTTATCTAAGTGATAATAGCAAGATTAGGGGGCTAAGTGTGGAGAAGTTTATAAAGCACTTTATAGATTATCAAAATGGAGTAGCAGCTAGCCAGCGTGAAGATATCAAAGATCTAGATAGAGTGATGAGTGAAAGGGTGAGATAATGGCAATTCAAAAAGCATTTACGCAAATTTGTCAAGAGATTTTAGATAGATATGATAGTGTTTTACAAACTAATAGCTTAAGTACGCAGATAAAAGAAGAGATATTGGCAGCTAAATCAGTGGTTCAGAACTTAAAAGATTCTGTAGATAGAGCTTATAGTGATGTGAGCGCTAATACTAATTATGTCAAGGCTACAAAAGCGCAAATAGATGGATTTAAGACAGAATTAGAAAATAGAGCTAGTGAAGTAGTAAGAATAAATAGTAGTGTAAATTCGGCTAAAAACAGTATTGAAGTGATAAAAAATCAGATAGATTTAATCAAATCTAATTTTGATAGCTCATATAGTGAATTTAATGCTAAAAATAGTGAATTTACTCAAAATTCTAAGAGTATAAAAGAGTATATAGATAGTAAAAATAGTGAAATTCAAAATAGCATAACTATAAATCAAGAGCTATTTGAACGCCTAGATGAAAATCTAGCTAAAAATGAGCTAATAGATAGACAAGTGGATATAAAGATGGCTAATTTAGCCAGTAAGGCTAATGAAGCTATAGATGATATAAGCTCTATAAAGCTAGATATCTTAAACAAAGTTAGCAATGCTAAGCACTCTATTGAGATGTCTATAATCCAAGCTAATACTATAAGCCAAGCTCTAACGCACGAAGTTAATGGGGCTTATGATGTTTTAGACGCTTTAAATAACGATGATTTAGCTGATGAGATTTATCTATTAAAAGGAGAGATAATCCACGCTAATGCTAAATTATCAGCTAATAGATTAGCCCTAGCTATAAAACAAGGTGCTACGATGGCTTATAGGATTAAATATGAGCTAGAATTGCCAAGCTTAGCAGAGCTAAAAGATGAGTATAGAAGTAGCAATGAACTAGCTAAAGATAGGTTAGATGAACTGGGTTTAATGCTAAATGAAGCGGATATTATGATTAGAAATAGTCAGTTTTATAACTATTTAGGAGTGATGATATGAAGTTACAATCAATTAGTTTTAGTGGCAATAACAGGGTTAATATTAATAGCCAAGCAGTTATTAATATATCAGCGTTTAATCCACTAGATACGCCAAGTGGGGTTAAGGTAAAAATCCTTGATGAGCTAGGCAATGAAAAGGCTATTATATACCAAGGAGAGCTACAAGCTAAAAGCGGATATCAAGCAAAACTATTTGCTAATAATGGAGAGAAGCTAGAGTTTGAAGCTAGTAGCGAAGTAGGCTTTAATGTAGGTATATTAAATGAAAACTATATCGCTAAAGGTATTTTAAATACTGAGTATATAGTTTGCGTTGGTGATGGGGTAAAAGATGAGTTTAGCTTTAATGGCTTAAGCGTTAATAGCTTTAAAGAAGTTAGGATAGTCTTTGATGGCTTATATGAAGCAGTGTTCGCTAAGGATTATGAGCTAAATAGTGATAAGAGCGGTGTGGTATTTTATGAAATTCCAGCTAATGGGCTAGAGTTTATAGTCTTTATAACAAAACAGGAGTAAAAATGAGTAGTTATGATATATCTACAGGCAAGATAGATGGTAGTGTCATAGGTGGTAAGCTAAATCGCAGTGTTATAGCTCATACGCCAATACTAGAGGATAAAAATAGCGAGTTTTGGGGTTATGAAGGTGAATTAGTGGTGCTAAAAAATAGCGGCGTGATATGCTTAGTCTTAGAAGATATCGCTGAGGCGGATAAAGACACAATAGAAAATCTCAAAAATAGCTCTAAGATTATGTATCTAAGTAGCTTTATAGGAAAGGGTGAATAATGAGTAGTATAGTAACTGATAGCAAAATTGATAAGCTAGATGAGCTAATAAGCTATCTAGATAGTGCCTTGCCAAATAAACTAGCTGAATTAGAAGCTAAGATAGATGCGGTAATAGCCTTTTGGAAAGAAGCTAATATCACAGGCAAAGAAGTTCAATCTCAATTAGTTAATAGCCTAGCCCCTACGCCTAAAAAGGTAGTGATAAATGGTGTGGAATATGATAATTTCACAGCTTTAAATGAGAGATTAGAAGCGAGAATTCAAAGTGTCTTAGGCGAAGTTGATAGCATAAAGGCATTTATAAAATCAGAAGTTGATAAGCAAATCAAATATGACAAAGTGGAGGTGGAGTAATGGAAGTTAAAAAATATGACAAGATAGTTCTAGATAGCACTAGAAGCATAGATGATATAGCAGCTGGTATAAAAGCTGAATTATCTAAACAAGAAAGCGAAAATGCTGGGGAGAGCTATATATGCTATGTATCACACGCATATAGTAGTGGGGATAATGCTGGGGTTAATTATATAGTTGTTAGTGATGAGTTTAAAAATCTTAATGGGCTTAGCTCTAATGTTATAAAAGCAAGCGCTTATACCAAAGATGAGATAAATGAGCTAATAGCTAGAGTAGAGGCTAAAATCCCTGTAGATGAAGCTAATCTAGCTACTAAAGAAGAGGTAAATGAAATAAACTCTACACTAACAGATGCTATAAATAACATAAATACCAAAGCAAACACAGACGCTGTAGTTAATCTAACTGATGACCAAACTATAGAGGGAGTTAAAACATTCTCAGTAGTGCCTATAGTTGCTACACAACCTACAAGTGCTAATCAAGTGGCTAATAAAGCTTATGTAGATAGCAAGGCAGTCTCAAGTGGGTCAGGAGATGCTACAAAAGCGTCGTGGGGTTTGAATTGGGCTGCAGGTATAGAATTACCTAATGGTCCAATAATAGAAGCTCCTAGTGATGGGATAGTATTTTTGTTTGTAAAAAGGAGATATCAAAGTTCAAGTGGAGTAACTCAAGAAACATTTTATATTTCCCCTAAAAATAACACTGGTTATGGAAAATTCGATAGTTGGGTTGGCTCTCTTTTTTGTAACCCAGAACCAGATCAAACTGATACAATAGGTAATACAGATCCAATGAATTCTTTTTTCTCAGCGATACCAGTTATGCCAAATAGAGATGGTAATTATGATTCTACTCCAGACTATTATGCTAGTTCTTTATCTTCGGTGCCAGTTAGACAAGGTGATAAATTATCTGTTTACTCACAAATTATCGCTAAAGATTATAGCTATGATAAGTATGATGAATACCTTTTACAAGCTGTCTTTTTCCCATTTGAAAAATAAAATAAGGAGATAAAATGAGAACATATGCAAAAATAGTAAATGATGAGACAAAATTAGTAATAGTAGGTGGTGGGTCAGACATAGAGTATTATAAATCAATTGGATTTAGTGAAATGGAAGTAGAAAAGGCTTGGAATGGCTCTTACTACTTAGAAGGATACGCACCACAAAAGCCTATAGAAGCTTATAAAAAAGAGAAGCTAGATCAGCTACAATCTATAAAAAATCAAAAGCTAAAAGAGTTTAGCTATCAAGATAAAGTTTATCAAATAGATGATAGTTCAAAAACAAATATGAATGGGAAAATATCAGCGATTTTACTCTCTCAAAATACAGAAGCCCCTATACAAAGCGTTTCTTGGATAGCTAAAGATAATAGCATCACAGAGTTTTCAACGGCTGAATTCTTAGCCTTTTCACAAGCGGTGGCTAGTTACATAGAGAGTGTGCTATTTAAGAATGATGGGCTAAGAACTAGGGTTAATAACGCTAGTAGTGTAGATGAGATTAAGGGGATAGAGTGGATAGAGTAGTAGTTCAACCAATAGAAAAAGATAAGTTTAGAGTGTATAAGGATTTTAAATGCTATGGATATACAATCCATAAAGGCTTTGTAACTAATGGGGCTAATATCCCTAGGATTTTTTGGAGCCTTTTCCCACCAAATTCGCCTGAATACCTTAGTGCTGTGGTGATACACGACTATATGTGTGCGAAAATAGGTGTATTTACATACGAAGAAGCTGATGAGATGTTTTATAGAGTGATGATTGAAATAGGTGTGAGCAAATGGAAAGCTAAACTATTTTACTTTTGTGTGAAGTGGTATCATAAATTTAAAGCATTTAAAAATAGGAGTTAAATATGGGTTTAAAATGTGTAACAATGCTAATTAAAGATGACAATTTAAGCAAAGATGAGATTATAAACTCTGTAAAAAGTAAGTTAAGTGAGTATAAGACTATTAGCAGCTCTTATGAGTATATAGCTCAAGTTATCAATCCAATGAGTAAAGAGAACTTTTGTGTCGTTGATGATGAGCTTAAAGAAGCCCTAAATCTAGATGATAATATAGTTGAAGTTGCTGGTGCCAGCTCTGATAATAGTGAGTTAAACGCTAAAATAGCGCAATTGGACGATAAAATAGACAATGAAATAGCGATTTTAAGTGATGAAATTCTAACTAAAGCGAGTTTAGAAAATCATAATAATCTAGTAGCTAGTTTAGCTACATATGCTTTAAAGAGTGATTTAAGCACCTTAGCCACTAAAGATGAGCTAAGGGCTAAAGCTGATATAAGTAGCCTAGACGCCTTAGCTACTAAAGATGAATTAAATAGCTATGCCTTAAAAAGTGAGATAAATAGTGGCGGTGGCGGTATAGATGAAAATACGCTAAATCAAGCTATTAATCAAAACGCTACTATACAAGAGTTAGGCTCAAAGGTTAATCACATAGCTACAAATCTACAAGGAGCGAGTTACGCTCAACTAGTAGCCACGATGAAATTCTTAGGCTATGAGTTGCCTAGTGAGTTAAGAGCCTACGCAGATTATAACTTATATGCTGATGATAGATTAAGCGGTGATTTAACCATCGGATTTAAGCCTATTACATATGCTGGTAGCTACGGACAAGCGTGGGAGAATGTGGCTATATATAACGAGTTAGGCGAGAAATTAACAGCAAAATACGCTAACATTAGCAGCGATGGGCTAAACATTGAAGCAATATTTGCTAAAGATGAAAGACAGCCAAAAGGTGATAGCTGGGAGCCTGTGCCTAGTGATTATATCTTAGCTGATGGTGAAGTGAGAGTAAGTATCACTTTAGGCGTTATAAGCTATTATGGAGCTACTTATGGGCTTAGAATGCTTAATAATAATCCGAGCAGTTGGCCAGAGAGCTTTTTAGGCTCTAGCCAAAACTATAATGAGTGGGTTTTTACATTTCATAACTATAAGCCAACGAAGTTTAGCATCACAAATGGAACCGCAACATATGGCGGTTATGGGTATATGACTAAGTATAATATGCGTCTAAGCATAGGCAACTGGAGCAAAACGCTAACCTATAATAATAGCTCTTATCCAAATAATATTGAAGTTGATTTAACAAATCTTAATTTTGGAAGCGACGCAAAGACAATAGAGCTAGCCAAAGCGTGGAATATACCAGTAACGCCCTATGATATAAATCAAGATATGGTAGGTGAATGATGGGATATATAGTTTATGGGATATTGGCTCTCATTTTAGGGCTGTTGTGGTGGCAAAATGGTAGCTTACAAGATGAGCTAAAAGAGCAGCGCTCTATAAATCTTTTAGTTACTAAGGCTAATGAGAAGTGGCAAGATGAGATAGAAAAGCTAAATTCGGAATTCTCAAAAGGGTTAGAGAGCTTAAGTGAATTAAAGAGCAAGAAGGAGATAGAGAGGGTATATGTCAAAGAAGTTTCAAATAATACATTTAGCTGTATTGACGCTGTTAATGCTGTTTATGAGCGGTTGTGGGAGCGTGATAATAACAGAACCACAAGCAACGCCAAAAGCTCATATACCAATGAGCCTATATCAGCCAACTAAGATTGATTTTAGTAAGAGAGCTAAGAGCGAAAAAGAGGCGAGTGATATGGTATGGGAGCTATATCTATATATTATGGATTTAAACTATGGAATGGAAGCGTTAAATGATGGAAAGTGAAGTTTTAAAAGCTGTTGAGAGCGGTGGTATCATCGCTCTTTTGATAGTAGGTGTGTTTTTTCTTTTTAAGACATCTAAAACGCTCTATGAAGGTAGAATCCAAGATTTAAGAGAGTCTAAGCTAAATAGGCAGCAATTAGACCTAGTAGGCGATAAGATAGATGAAGCTATAAGTGAGATAAAATCTAGTAAAGAAGCTATTGTAACAGAATTGCAAAAACAACACTTAGTCAGTGAGAGTAACTCTACTAATCAACTCACGATGATTAAGATGCTAGAGCAATTAGCAAATACAAAGCTAGATAAGATAGAAAAGGATTTGCTAGAGGTTAAAAGTAGCACCAGAGATACTCAATCAATTTTACAAGGCATTAGGTCAGCTAGTGCAGCTAGAAGGCAAGAGAATAATATAAAACTAAGAGATTAAGGAGTTAAAATGAGTTTAAGCAAAGATGGGAAAATAGAGCTTATAAATGAGCTTAAAAGAGAAGAAGGTTTTAGAGCGAGTATATATCAATGCTCACTTGGAGTGGATACTATAGGTTATGGCTTTAACGCAAAGTATCTAACTGATGATGAGTTATCTCTAAATGGTGGCTTCATAGAGCCAATGAGTGAAGAGGTAGCTACTAAGATTTTAGAGACTAAGGTAAGTAAGCTTATAAAGAGTGTAGATGAAGTTTATAGCTGGATAGATAATCTACCTGAAGTGGTAAAAATTGGCTTGTATGATATGATTTATCAGCTAGGGATTAAAGGGTTTGGTAGCTTTGTAAATACTCAAAAATATCTAAAAGCTTTAGATTATCCTAAGGCTATAGAAAATATCAAAAACTCTAAATGGGCTAAGCAAACCCCAAGGAGAGCTAATAACCTTATTAAGAGATTGGAGAGGGCTAGGGGCTAAACTCAGCCCATTTGTGGTATAATTAAAACTAAATTTCAAAAGACTTTATTAACTATTTTTATCTAATAAAAGCCTATCTAAATACTCTCCCCACCACTCCATAACTTTACGCATATACTCTATCTGCTTTGAGCGGTTATATACTGCTCTTACGCTATTTTTATCTTGATGAGCTAGGCAACGCTCTATTATCTCGCTACTTTGCTTATGTGCCTCTAAATTCTCATGAGCCAATGTGCTAAACATAGCTCTAAATCCGTGAGAGACAAGCTCATCTTTTGTATAGCCCATACGCCTTAAAGCGGTATTTAGCGCATTTTCGCTTATTGGTCTTAGATCGCTTTTTAAACTCTTAAATAGATATCCGCCCCAGCCTTGAAGCTCTTTATATTCGTTTAAAATTCTTATCAAACTTGTGCTTAATGGCAACTCAAATTCACGCTTCATCTTCATTTTACTAGCTGGTATTGTCCAAATTTTATTCTTTAAATCTATCTCATCCCAGTGAGCAGACCTAGCATTAAATGGCCGCACTGCGCTATAAATTGCTAATTTTAGAGCGTATTTGGTGGCTATATATCCATTATATTCATCAATGCTTATCATCAAAGCTTTAATATCTCTATCTTTTGTTAGAGTAGGGTAGTTTTGCTTATTAACTGATTTGAATGTATATTTATAGTTTATATCAGTTGTTATATTTCTTGTGATGTGATTAGCGGATTTATAGACTTGAGAGATTAGGTTAAAGAGCCTTTTTGGCGTATCAGAGCCATTTTCAAACTCTTTTATAGCCTCTATTATATCAAGCGTTGTTATCTTGCTTATATCCATATTTAGCAGTTTTTTAGGCTTTTGTAGCAAAATTCTATCACGCTTTATACTACTTGGCGCTAGCGTGGCACTCTTAATCTCTAGTAATCTATCAGCCAAAGCGCCAAATGTAACGCCACTATTTTTTAAGCTCTCACCAGATTTTAGGCGACTTAGCATATCAAATGCTATCTCTTTTGCCCTATTTAGGCTAATATCCCCATACTCGCCTATAGCTAGGCGTATTTTATTAGCTTTGTTTTCAAATTCAAAATATTTATTTCCACTTGGCATAACTCTAACCATCAATCCACAGTAGCTACAGCTTTTGCGATATATCTTATCTGTTGGCTTTAGTGATTTTAGCTCTTTATCTGTCATTGGCTTTTTATGCAT